AAATGGATAAAAAAATAAAATTATGAAAAATGGAAAAGATAAAGAAATAAGATATTATATATGGGATAACGATTTGCACAAAAGGTGGTGTGGATATGATGATAATGGCGAGTATTATAGTTTAACAAAATTATTACAAGAGTGGGCTTTATGCAAACCAGAAGATGAGTGGGGAGAGTGGTATAATGATTATGAGGGTAATTATTTAGGGGATGACTATAAGTTTGAGGACTATGTAAAAACCTTATCTAACGAATATATAATGGAAGAATTAAATGCTTGTTTTTATGAGGTTAGACAAATTATAGATATTAAATATGATACACCCTCAATGCACGAACTAAAAGAATTAATTAATAAATAGAATTATTTTGAAAGAATACCAATTACAAAAAGCAGTATGTAAATACCTAGACCTAAAAGGTATATTATATTGTGGTTCAATGGGTGGTCAATATCAAGTTCATTTTAGTCAAAGAATTAAAGCTAAAAAAAGTGGCTACAAAAAAGGATTCCCTGACTTATTCATCTACGAACCTATAGGTAAGTGGCACGGATTAGCAATAGAATTAAAGGTTGGTTATAATAGAGCAACTAAAGAACAATTATATTGGCGTAATGAATTAAATAAGCGTGGCTACGTTGCTGAAATATGTAATGGCATAGATGAAGTATTAGCTGTTATAGATAGATATCTTAAAGGACAAATTAGTGAAAGTTAAAAGAACATTTTTTAATAGCAGAACAGAGAGATTTCATTGGGATTATGTAGATACTAACAACTACCTGTTTACAATTTTATTTGATTCAGGTGCAAACTTATCCTTCATTTTACGAGATTTGAAAAAAAACGAAAACATATTAAGTTATATTTATAAGAGGTTGCACACAAGATTTGATAACATAGCAGAAATAGATATTAGTAGATTATCAAGCGTAGAATATAATTTAATGAAGCAAGAGAATATACCCTCAGTAATAAAAATATGTTAGACACCTATCTTGTGAACAATTATAATAAGCTAAAATCTATGGCTTATAATATCACAGGTGGCAAAGGGAATGAAGATTTATTAAGTTTTGTAATTGAAGAATTATATAAATGTGATAAAGAAAGAATAGAAGCTATTGTTAGAAAGAAGCAAATGACATTCTATGTTGCTAGGATAATGATAAATCAGTTTCATTCTAAGACAAGCAGGTATTATTATAAGTATAGAAAGTATTATGAATATCACGTTTCAGGAATAGTGGAAGCAATATCACCTGATAATGTAGACACGGACATAGAAAGCAAACAGCTTGTTGAAGAACGGTTGGGGTGGGTAGAAGAAAAGCTAAAAGATTTATATTGGTTTGACGCAGAGGTTTTTCGCATTTATTATCGTGAAGGTTTTAGTTTAAATGAAATGCAAAAGGAAACCAAGATAAACAGAAACACATTGCACAAGGCAATAACTAACGTAAAAAATTATCTAATAAATGAAAAATAATATGTTTAATAGTAAAGAGGATTTTATAGTAAATGTAGTAATAGGTGGTATTGTTATTATAATAATAATTTTATTAGCTTTAGCAATATGGTAAAAAGTAAAGGACTAGGCGATAGCGTAGAGAAAGTGTTAAAAGCAACAGGAATAGATAAGGTTGCTAAAAAGGTGTTAGGCGATGACTGTGGGTGTGAAGAACGCAAGAAGAAGTTAAATCAAATGTTTCCATACAGCAGACCATTCACCAATGATGAATTATCTATATATGAATCAGTATTACCTAGATTAAAAAAGGGAACAATATCACGTGATGACCAAGTGATTATGGTAAAGCTATATAATAAAGTATTTAATGCTAATAAAAAACCAAGTGGTTGTGGTAGCTGTGTTCAGCAAACACTAGCGAAGTTAGCAAAAGTGTATGTAAATAGCTGTAAGACAGATGGTTAAAAGAGCAGTATTTATACACCGAATGAAGAAACGCAAAAAGCGTAAAGGCATTCATTCAAAGAATAATAAACCAAGTAAAAAATATAGAGGTCAAGGAAGATGAAAAAAGAAAGTCAAATGTTTAGATTCTGCTGTAGCTGTGTTAGAATGAGTTTAATTGAAGAAGGTTCGTGCTATTTCTGTGGAAGTAAATTTATAATAAAATTAATCAAAGATGATTTGCATATAAAAAAAAGGAAACGTGAAAAAGCATACTAAAGTATATATGCAGTTTTTTGATTATGGTGAACAGGACTTTGTTATGTGCGAAATGTGTCAGCAGGATAGAGCAGTAGACATTCACCATATACAAGGTCGTGGAATGGGCGGTAGTAAAGAAAAAGATTTTATTGAGAACTTAATGGGCTTGTGTCGTGAGTGCCACAATAAGGCAGAATCAGATTCTTCGTTTAATATGTTCTGTCGCATAAAACATTTAGAAAATGTATGTCACCAAATATATGCACGAATAGAATATGAAAAAAGATTTAATAAATGAATAAAGAAATAAAAATCAAAATAGAAAATATGTTAAAACACATAACATCTAACAAAGAAAAACATTTTGAATGGCTAAAAGTGTTTGCAGGTTATATTAATGTTCATCACACCAAAGTAGCTGATGAAGCAGAAGAATATGCCGATGAATATATGATAATAAATGAAGGTTTAAAAAAATGAACATAGAGAAAATACAAATAAATAAATTAAAACCTGCTACATATAATCCAAGACAGATTAGCACAAAGCAGTATAATGACCTAAAAGAATCTATAGAAAGATTTGGATTGGTAGACCCTATTGTGGTAAATAAGGATATGACTATTATCGGTGGACATCAACGCTATAAAATATGGAAGGAAAAAGCAAAGCAAAGTGGCGTAGAAGATATAACAATATCTTGTGTAGTATTAGACCTTAATAAAGAACAAGAAAGAGAACTGAATGTCAGGTTAAATAAAAGTGGTGGTGAATTTGATATGGATATATTAGCTAATGAATTTGATATAGATGAACTTGTAGATTGGGGTTTTAAGCACATTGATTTAGGTTTAAATATAGACAAGATAGATTATGATAAAGAATGGGAAGGTATGCCTGAATTTAAGCAAGATGATAAAATGCCTCACAGACAGATTATTGTATCTTTTGATAATGAAGATGATATAGAAAATTTCAGCACACTATTAAATCAAAACATTACAGAAAAAACTAAAAGCTTATGGTACCCTAAAAAAAAAAAAAATGTATTAAAAGATAAAGGATATGAATAGACACCCTATTTATATACCATCTAAAGGTCGTGCAGACAGTAGATTAACAGTAAAAACTTTAGATTCTATGAAAGTAAATTATAAAGTAGTTATTGAAAAACAAGAATACAAAACCTACTCTAAAGTTATAAAGAAAAAGAATATACTTGTATTAGATGAAAAATACCAAGACAATTATGATACTTGTGATAATTTAGGAGACACAAAATCTAAAGGGCCAGGGGCAGCTAGGAATTTTGCTTGGGAACACTCTGTTTCAGAAGGATATAAAAGACATTGGGTAATGGACGACAATATAAAAGGATTTTATAGGTTAAATAAAAACTTGAAAATTAAAGCATATACAGGAGCGATATTTAAAGCTATGGAAGATTTTTGCGAAAGATATACTAATGTAACAATGGCAGGACCAAATTATTTATTTTTTGCTAAACAAAATCAAAAGCTGCCACCATTTATTACTAACACAAGAATATATAGTTGTAATTTAATTAAAAACAACACTCCTTATAGATGGAGAGGTAGGTACAATGAAGATACTATATTAAGTTTAGATATGTTAAAAGACGGATATTGCACAGTACAATTTAATGCTTTTTTACAAGGAAAAGTAAGGACACAAGTTTTAAGGGGTGGCAACAGCGAAGAATTTTATGATAAAGAAGGAACATTACCTAAATCACAAATGCAAGTAAATGTACACCCTGATGTTTCTAAATTAGTTTATAAATTTGGAAGAATACATCATCAAGTAAATTATTCTAAATTCAAAGCAAACAAACTAATTAAGAAAAAAGACATTAAAATAGAACAGGGAATAAATGAATATGGAATGAAATTAAAACAGATAAAATAATACAAATGGCACACAATAAAAAAGAGAAGTTATTAGAAGCGTTAAAAGAAACGCAAGGTTTAATATACCACGCCTGTAAAAAGGCAGGTAATATAAGCAGAAGCACATACTATAGGTATATGCGAGAAGATGAAGAATTTGCTAAAGCAGTAGAAGATATTAAGGAAGCACAGATTGATTATGTAGAAGGACAATTAATAAAGAACATATCTGATGGCAAAGAAACAAGTATCATCTTCTATCTAAAATCAAAAGCAAAAGATAGAGGATATACAGAAAAAAATTCATTAGATATAACAACAGGTGGCAAATCAATGGATATAAAAATTGAAGTGATTGATACAGGCAAAGATTAAAACTACTAATGTCTTTCATAAGGCATATAATTCAGATACTAGAATAACCTGTTTACAAGGTGGAACTCGTTCTAGTAAAAGTTATTCCCTTGCTCAATTATTCATAATTAAATGCTTAGAAGACACGGGTAAAACATACACTATATGTCGTAAGACATTACCTGCATTAAAAGCTACTGCTTATAGGGATATGATTCAGATTCTAAAAGAACTAGATTTATATGCAGAAGAAAATCACAATAAATCAGAACTATCATACCAACTGAATGGAAATCTATTAGAACATATTTCAGTTGACCAACCAACCAAAATACGTGGTAGGAAGCGACACTATCTATGGCTAAACGAAGCAAATGAATTTACTTATGAAGATTGGCAGCAGCTTATATTAAGAACCACAGAAAGAATCTATTTAGATTATAACCCTTCAGACCCTTACAGTTGGATATATGATAAAGTAGTAGTTCGTGATGATTGTACTTTTATTAAATCTACATATATGGCTAACCCATTTTTAGATGAAGATACAATAGCTGAGATTGAAAGATTGAAAGACCTAGACCCTGACTATTGGCAGGTG